ACCTGACCAGTGCGGTATGAATCGTTTTTCTCTAGGCCATCGCCCAGACGCTTGGCAAGCTGCATAGCTTCCGCATACTTAGCATTGTAAAGCTGCATCATGTCGGCTTCGCCCTTCATGAAGATGTACGCCTCAACTAGAGCGCCATACAAAAGTGCTGAGTCTAAATTATCGCCTAACCACGACTGGCCTGCGGTAACAATGGACTCGGGGTAGTAGTAGTAGTGCAATTCGGCCGTGTAGTCCGTATCAGGCGTAGGGCCCAACAAGAAAATCAGCTCTTTTTCGTCAGAGGCCTGAGGGCCAAAAATTGAATAGTACCTAGGCTTTGCAGTCGTAGCGGCAGACGGATAGACCTGCCTCATGTAGTTCACGTCCTTGTTCAACAAAAACTCGTAGTCGCCCGCGCCGTCCACAACAGCAATCGAGTGCGTGGACAGGAAATCTGATGGGCAGGACAAATACTTGTTACCCGCGGTAATGCTACCCGTCACGTTTTTACGCAGAGCAGGAAACTGCACCATGTTATAGATGCGCTGCTCGGCCTGCTGCACAAACGTAACAAGCTCCGACGCCGTGAACGTGTTCTCGGTGTAGTTTTGGATAGCTGTTGTCAACTGCGAATAATTCATCTAAAAACCCCTTGTCTTATTCGATCAGGTTATAACGACCACAACCGACCCGATCTGGCCGTCCCCTACAATGTCCTTAGACACGGGTGCAGGCTGCATGCCCACCGAGGTAAAAGCCGAGTCTCCCGGGGCTTGGGCATATACATCCAACACGAATACACCATCAGGACGCGGATCACGCAAGGCAATTGAGTCGCTTACATTGCGCTTAGGCTCCAATTGCGGATGCTTAGGCTCGTAGCACTCTGCGCATACCTTAAACCCGGTCCACTCCTTGCGAAGCGTTGTGAATTTATACTGCATACCGCACCTGTCACATATCCCAAGTGCGTATTTTCCTTGAGCGTATGCCATTCTTAGCCTATGCTGATCGCAGGTACCAAGTACACGCTTGCTGTATCCCGATCTTCCAACGCGGCACGTGCAAACTCTTCTTCATACAGCTGCTTAAGAATGACCACACGGTCAGAGGCCTTCTTCAACGCTAAATGGTATGCAAGCCCTGCCACCAAAGCAGGGATAAAGCGAAAAACAACATCCGATGTGTTCGTAAAGCCCCCGACATCTTGAATCCGGCGCACAGTGTAGTACTGGAAGGTGTAGGCCTGCGACGTGTCAGGAGCTGGGTAAATAAACAGTACAGGCGTGGCCGTGCGCTGCAAGTAGTACTGCGAAGGACGCGACTTCGTAAACTTATCAGGCACATGCAGGTATTCGTTTTGGCTAATACGGTCCAATGTAATATCTTGCTGGTTTGTACCCGTTCCCGTTCGCACAACCGCTGACAAAATGTTGACGGTGTCCGCAGGCAGATCGTACTCGGGGTCCCCCGCAACAAGAGCCAAGGACCGCTGCTCAATAGTCCAAAGGTTTAAGCCCCTGTTGGCCCAATCCATAAACAGGAGATTCAAAGATCGGCGCGCCGTACGCAGGTCATACCCTGTGCGACTTTCTAAGCCGCAGCGCTCATATGCCTCTTCGATGATTTCATCGAATTCAAGGTTAAAGGTAGATGTTCCAGAAGTGGTCATGGCTTCTTTTTCGCGGTTTTGGCGGATTTCTTAAAAGCCTTGGCAGTAGGTGCGCCGGGGGAACCGGGCTTACGCATCTTTTCACCAGAACCGGCCGCAATGCGCTTACGTTTCTTGTTGATGTTGTCGTAGAGTCCGGGCTTGCTCATGATTACTTCCTCTTTTTAGCGGGTACGCGAATTTCCTTGATCATCTTGCCAATGTCCGGGTCACGCCTAGAAGGGGTAACGGCACGGCCCACACGGTTCACGGAACCGACATCAGCCGTCTTTTTACCCGATTTCTTCTGTTCAGGGCTTTTACTTGGCACTGCGCATCTCCATAAATCTGTCTAGCTTCTCATTCATTGACTTAAGCTGATCCAATATTCGGTTGATATCGGCATGGACCTCGGCCTTTGTAACATACTCTTTGGCCATCTCTTCACGAGTGCGGTTCAGAAGTATCGTCACGCGAACAAGCTCCGCCGACTTCTCTTTTAGCGTCCAGCCTACCAAGCCCAGCAGGACTGATAAGACAAAGTTCCAAATAGTCAGTTCCATCTCAGCAGTTCCATGCTTTCAGGGACAAAGCCTTGCGCGTCGGCTTCCCCTTCTCGTCTTTCATCGGGCCGGGCATCCCAGACATTCTGGAGCAAAAAGACTTTTTGCGCGCGGCGTCCTTTTTGGTCTTTGGTTTTGGGGCGGGGGGCTTTAACCCGGGTTTCTCCGGGTTCGCCTTGTTGTAAGAGGCGCGCCCTTTGGCGTTGAGACCGCCCTTCGGATCCTTGCCTTCTTTGCGCGTCCATGCTGCTGTCTTAACCATGGAAAATCGTGACCGAGGTCACGTTTGTCACATCAACATAAACATCCGACTCAAACACCACCCCTTGATCAGGGATAAAAATATTGTGGAGGTCCGCACCAGCTGGCGTGTTTATTGTGATACGGGCAACGCCTGATGCGCCACCGTCCTTTAAAACAACCGATCCAGCAGACGCGCTGTTGGTTAAAACCAATGATTTGACGCGTGCACGGCCTCCGTACGCTGTGCCATCGGCGGTCACTGTGACGCTTTTTACGTCCGTTTGTATACCCATAATCAGCTCCTTAAAACAATAAAACCCCGCTGTTGGGGTGAGCTAAATTAGGCTGTACGTGTAAACACGTATGCTGTGGCGCTGGAGAACATCAAGGTAAACATGCCCTGTCCAGTAACACCAGCAGCTACCGTCAACTGCCCAAAGCTAGCCGCCGTAGTAGTCGCCGCATCGGACAGTATGCCATTTACCGCGACCGCGATAGTCACAGTGCTGGCGCCCGCCGTGTTGTCGATAACTAGGTTGAACACAGACCCCTGCACCGCGCCAAGAGCCGCGCCCAGCAACGTGCCAGTAGGCAGCGTAATGGTGGTTGCCGCAGCAGAAGTGCTGGTAATGTAGCCGGTAGCGACTTGAGCCGCTGTAGCTGTCGCCGTGGCGTTGATAGCCGTTGGCGTGTGGGTGATTACTGGGTTGACGACGTTGCCCGTCAGAGTGCCAGTGAAGCCGTTTGTAGATACGACTGGGCCTGAGAATGTGGTTTGGGCCATGATATTTTCCTTACATGCAAGTGTGATGTATCTGTCTGCATGTCGTCAGCCGGGACTGTCAGATACACCGGATAACCCCGGAATGAACTAAATATACACCAAAAGAAAGAACTGTGCAACAAAAGAAAAGGGCCCCGAAGGGCCCTTTAAGATAGCTACCACGTGTTTTCACAGAGGTGGTAGGCGCCTCATGCGATTACGCTGCACCGGCAGAGCCGTAAATACCGCGTGGATCGCTCCAGCCGAAGCTGTAACGCTCACGGGCTTTGTAACGCACATTGCCCGTATCGAAGTCGCCTTCGAAAGAGCTCTTAACAGGTGAACGGTTGAACATCTTCAAGCCGTTAGGCGCATCAGTCATCAAGAACCAAGCGTCTGTGTCTGTCAAGTAGTGGTTTACAGCGTAGCCTTCCGGCACCATGCCCATGGAACGGATCGCGTTGGTGTCGTTGTCTGCAGTACCGGTACGCAAAGTGGTCTTCATTAGGCGCTCTGCAGTAAACTGCAATTCCTTAGGGATGATCAATTTACGGACTTGCACGTTGACTTTTAAACCACGCTCATCAGTGAAACTGGCGATATCAATGATACCCTGCTCCAAAGATGTCTCGTTCAAGTCAGCAGCCACTGATGGGGTATTGCGAAAAGCAGCGCCCAAAGCGGTTGGGTGAGCAGCGTTACACAAGGACACGCCGTCGCCACCGTTGTATGAACCAGTAGTGTTAAACGCGTTGTTTAACACAGAAGCAGCTTTTACTTGCTTCGTGTGGGCCATTGAACGGGCCAAAGCCTTGGTGTAGCGAGCTGACAGGCGGTCATAGAGGTTGTCCTCAATGGCTTCTTCTGTCAACGCGAACGCCATAGCGATGGTTTCGTGCTGGTAGCGAGCAGTGAATGATTCCTGAGCGGAGTCGTAAGACACGCCAGCGCCTTCGTTCTTGGTAGGAGCTGCCCCGAAACCGGTCAACATAACCTCTTCCTCGAAAGCTCGGTCTGAGTTTTCGGCGGAGAAGATCTCTGTATGCTCGTTGTCGTAGCGGTTGTATTCCATGCCAAACAAGGCGTTCAGGCCGGGTTCGAGTTCTTTAACTAGTTGTGCGCGACTAATAGCCATGATTAAGCTCCTTGACCTGCAACACCCGCACTGCCGTACGCGTGTTCGTTGATTTTAACTACCACAACGGTGTAGTCCGATCCGAATTCGTTTTCGGGAACGTTGTACACACCGACGATCTTCAAGTTTAATGCAGCAGTGTTAGCCACAGTTGAAGAATCAAGGGTCATTGCGGAAACACCGGTCACAGTACTACCAGTAGTAGAGGCTGTCACGTCTGCGTTCTTGCCGATATCAGCCTGAACAATGTCTTCGTCCGCTTGGACCAAGAACAACTGGGCAGGATCATCGATAACGTCTGCAGTAATAACACCACTCGTGATGTTCACACTACCGGGGTAGTAGTTCTTCCACGTGGGCTTGCCGCTGGTTGGATCGGTGTATTGGCAACCGTTGAACACGCCAACAGCAGCAGTATGCGTGCCGGGGGCGAATTTAACTAAGTAGCCATCGAATACGGTGACTAGGTCACCTTGGTAGATTGCTCCGGACTGGTTATCGGCAATCAAGTAACCGTACTGCTTTTGAGCACCGGTTGCTGAAAGGTTGCCGATAGGGCGCAGACCAAAAGGCTTGTTTACGTTTGCCATTTGTAGCTCCTAAAAGGTAGAATTTTCCGCTATTTAGCGGGAACCAAAGGTTGTGCGCGAGCTCCGTTCGGGGCTCTGGATACGCATAGATGAGTGGGCGTTTTCACGCATCATCTCGTTGTCTACAGCATTTAACTGATCCCGGGCCTTGCCTTGGAAGTGTGCGTTTCGCTCCGCGATAGTTTCTTCGGGGATGATGGCCAGCAATAAGCCGCCAACTGAAACTACACCCGCATTACGACCATCCTCTAGGGTTGGTAACGTATCACGGTACTCTGGGGGTAAATCCTCATTGCGGACTAACTCGTAGCCCTCTCGAAGGCGCCCATAGACGTGTTGTTTGTCCTCAAATCCATTGATCTCGGAACGAATCCAGCGGTACTTAAAACCAGCAGGGGCGGGGGGCGCGTCAAGACGTGATGGAGGTGCCCATGGCTTGCGACGTGCCTCTTTATCACGTGAAACGCGAGGGGCGCGGTCGATAGTTACTTTTGAATCGCTCATGATTACTCCTTAACGTACTTGGCATATTCCTCAAGAGGAACACCCAATTTCTTTGCTATAGCAACCTGACTCGGTGATAACCGGACAGTACGGCGTGCGCTGTTTACCCCGGAACTACGGGATGCAGGGGCAACAGCAGGCACGGAACGCTGTTGTCTGTTTGGTTGAGCAGTTGCGAAGCGCTTAGGGAACTCGTCCCTGAGTCTTCGGTCAAGCTCAGTATAGTATTCTTCAGTGTTGGGGTCAACACCCTCTTGTTCTACAAGAGTCTGATGCATGCCCCATGCAGCATAAGTCAGAACACGGTCTTGACCGAACCAAGGATTGCTCTCCGCCCAGCGCTCAGCACGCGGGCTGGGTGCAGGCTTTGGAGAAGGGGCCTGCTGCTGCGCCTGTTGCGGAGCCTGCTTGTAATTTTCGATCTGCTGCTGCTGCTGCTGCAGCCACCCAGCTACTTGTCGCTGCTCCATGACCAGATCTGTTAGACGCTGCTGCGCCTCAGTCTCTGTGTCGATGTCGCCTTCTTCGCGGGCACGGCGAATGATTGCTTTTAATGTGCCCTGCTGGGTCTCTAAGCGGCTCTTTGTCTCACTTAGTCGGCTGAAATCTGTGTTTACAAGCCTTTGCTGCAGCGTCTGGGCCTGATTATGCATGCCCTTGGCGTAGTCTATGGCGGCTTGCTCACGGCGCTCGGCTTCGCGCATGCGGGCGGTCAGCTTGGAGATACGCTTTTGAACGTTGTCGCTGACAGCCTCTAACTCATCCCGGTGCGTAGACTCAGGATTCGCGGTGAATTTTTCACCGCCCACATCTTCTGTGGTCTCTTCCCCCAAAGAAACTTCCGTCTCTTCCTCGCCTTCACCTAAATCAAACTCTAGTTGGTCTTCAGTATTAGTGCTCATGTTTCACCTCAAGTGTGCAGAATGTCTTCTGGATCGTTAATAACCGCCAAGATCTCATCATCGTTCAAGATCCTGATTTCCCCACCATCAATGTTCATGCGTGCGCCAGCGTAGCGGCCGAAAATAATCCAGTCACCTTCCTTGCACCATGGACCCTCTGGGAACTTCGCCTGATCGCCATAAGCCAAAGAGCCTACGCGCAAGACGTATCCGCAGGTCGTCGACAATTGTTGACGCTCAATGGTCTGATCAGCTAGGACGATACCGCCCTTGCTTTTTTTCGTACCTCGATGAGGGAGAATCACGATTCGCCAGCCCGTAGGCTTCGGAATTCGATCCAAAACGGAGCCACTGATTTCTTCCACTTTCAGTTCACCGTCTTCGCCGTAAGCATCAGATAAGGACGGAACCTTATTGGCTGCTTCTTCGGCCCATTTCTGCTCAAGTGCAGTTTTTTCCATTTGCTGGGTCCTTAGTCTATGGGGTTTTCTTTTAAAAGGTCTTTCATGACCTCTTCTACAAAAACGTAACCCTCGAGACGGCCCATAAGATGCCTGTACTGCTCCATGCTCGTGACGCGGCCACTCAGGAGTACATCCTGTGTGTCCATTTTCAACTGACGGAGCTCTTTGTAGAGACTCTCTGTAAATTCAAGCATGGATTTCTCCAATGAGGCAAGCAAAATAGGCCTTGCTCGGTGGCCACGTACACACTATACACCTGTTTTAGGCGATCATTACCTTTTTGGCCGCATCTTTTTTGGTCACGTAGGTAATTTTTCCATTTTGCACAGGCATAGTACCCATTTTCTTCGCTGGTTTTGCAACAGGGGTCTTTTGTCCCTGTTTTTTAATGTTTTTTTTCATTTAGCACACCTTAAACTTTAAGCCCTTGGTAGCTGCACCGCCGCCACGAGCTTTCATCTCGCCGCCGCTGGCCATTTTCTCGGCCTTCATAGAAGACTTTTTGCCCATGGGCTTTTTCATATCCATCTTCTTTTTGGCCATACCACCATCTTTGTACTTCATATTCATCATGTCAGTTTCCTTTTTGCTGCATCTGCAACATGGTTAGTTCGTTACGCTGCGCAGCCAACTGCTGCTGGTTTGCCAAACGTGCTTGGTCGTTCGCCACGTCATTTTGCTCTTTTTGCTGATCTAGTGCAAGACGAGACTGATCCCCCTGTGCATCCATTTGATCATTTTGCGCCTTTTGCGCCAGTTCCTGCTTCTTAAGCTCCACTATTGGGTCAGGCTCCTCTTGGCCCGCACCTGATAGTTCGTCCTGCATGGCCTTCATCTCTTCGTATAAAGTGGCCACCTTAATTGCCACCATCGCCTCGCGCTGCAAAGCTGACACCATACGGTCGGGGTCGGTGCCATATTGGGTGAACAGCTCGGCCTCGACTTCCTCTTCCGCCTTCAAGCGGATATGCTCCAGCAAATGCTTTAGCAGGTTGGTGGCGACATTGGGCATGGACGCGATCATCGGAGACAGCGCAAACAAAACGTGGCTGCGCATGTGGGCATCGTGCTGCTGGCCAGCATATGCCTTCAGCGGAGACCCATCCAAGGCCATTGAGTTCTCACTCGCCGGATCCTTAGGCTTGTCAATGTCCTGACTGTTCAAAATACCATCTACATCCCGCACACCAATTGCATGGTACATGCGGCGGTAGGCTTCATACATGTTGTGCATCTGCGGCGCACTTTGCGCCAACTGCAGCTGCGTCTGCGCCATCGTAATGCGTTGGGCCACAGAAAAGATATTGGGGTCGGACACTGGCAGGATGTCAATCCTGTCGTCAAAGTCCATGGCCTTGATGGAGCGGCTGTCGCCCGGGACATCATACGGGTACTCGTCAGGAAGGTATTCCGCAAAACCCTTGGCCAGCAACTTAAATTCCATGCCTTGGCTGTAGTGCAATCGCTTGTGGATAGCGGACATCACAGTGGAGCCCTTTTCCAACAGTGCGATTGTCGTACCTACGGCAGCGTTCTGGTTGCTGTCGCCGACCTGAATATCTGTGATACTTGCCATGCGACGGCCAGCGTCCACACAGAAACCCAACAAAGCAAACAACGTCTGGCTGGGCTCCTTGTATGGCATTGGAAGCAAGGAGCTCTGCAAATCCGCACCGCCTGCATCCATGTCACGCCACTCCCCGGGCTGCAGCGGCGAATCATCATTCATGATCCGCGCACCCTTGGCCTTGAAACCTGCAGGCAAGTTAGACAACGTACCGGCATCCACTAACTGACGCAAAGCAGAAGAGGCAGTTTTAGACAGACCCCCGATCAAATGCAAAAAGCCTAAGCCATATGCACCGGGGCCTTGGACCAGCAAATAGTGTATGTAGTACTCTTGGCGCTGCTGCTGGCCATCCTGCTCTTTCCAGTTTCGGCGCACGCCAATAACAGTGCCACTGGCCTCATCCACTGTAACAACGTAAGGCAGCTTAATGCCCGTGGGCTCGCCGTCCTCATCTACGTCCTCAAAACCGGGCAGGTCGTAGTCCACTTGGAACTCCAACAAGACGATCTCACTCTCTTCACCAGAAGGGGACTGGCCTGTCAACTTGTCAGTGCTTTGCTGTATGGAAGACGAATTAGGCTCATCTGTGGCCTGTGCTGAATCTAAATAGCGCCCAGCTATTACCGCCTTGCGGTAGGCATTGGTAGACATGCACACACGGTGCGTAATGCGCTCGCACTTGCTCATGACCGACGACCCATGGTATGGGATGTACAAGTCATCAGGCAAAACCAAGCAGCTGACCATGCGGCCTAGCGACTCATCGTAGTACACCTTCTTAAAGGCAGAACCGCCGTAGCCCACATAGAACAACAGCTGGTCAAAATCAGGCGTGTACTCTTCCATCACGCCTGTGATCTGGTAGTTCATGAAGTCGCGCACGCGATCAGCCTGCATCAACTTCTCTCGGGTCTCCTTGCCCAAGACCCGAGTTCGAACAGGGCCATCAGAAGGCATTAGCTCTTTCATGGCCTGCGCTTGAAACTGCACAATGCTCTCGGACAACAGCGGGTGGTACACGCCACACGCGCCCTTAAATGGTTTAGTACGATCTTCTAGAGAAAAGCCCAGTAGCTCCATGCCGCCGCTGTACTGCTTTTCCCAAGATTCACGAGATGCCTTATCCGCCTCAAACAAAGTCGTCAGCTCCGACGACATGCTAGACAAGACATCTGGATCAAGGACCTCGGCTAGGTTGGCGTCATAAGCGACATCCGCCTCTTCTTCCTCTCCTAGGTTGACGACAACACTGCCGTCTTCCTCTAGCTCGATCTCAATATCAGGGGCTTCTTCCTCTGAAAGAATCTCAATATCTAGGCTTTCTGCCGTCTCTTTTTCTATGGCCATTCTGTTTCCTTACAGGGGTTACAGGTACTTCCTGTTGTCGTTTATTGTACGCTCAACCATGCCGCCTTTGGCAAATCCCTCTGCCCCGCCTTGCCTGTACGTGTTAAAAGCGTTCTGTATTTCGTCGCTTCCTGCCCTGTAGTCTGCGTACTCTTTGCCCCAGTCCACAGAAACGGATTTATCAAGCTCCTCCCCTTTGTTGTTTTTTAGGTAAATCTCCGCGACAACGCGGTCAGGCTTTATCGTATCAAACAAATTGAATAAATCCGTGTCCGAGGACGGGCGGGAGTTAAAGCGACCCTTAATCTGCGTGACTACCCTTTCAACAGAGCCATCCGGGCGCTGCCTGTTTGCAAGCTCGACGGTCAGTGAAGGCATGCCCTCTTTATTGCGCAAGGAGTAAATCTCTGCTTTTCCAGCGTCAAAGGCCGCTTTGCCTCCTTCGTTGTAGGTGCCGTACTCATTGTAGTTGTGAACGGAATGGTTCATGGCCTTGCCCTCCATATAGGCACCCTTAGAGTCAGTCAAACGAACCCAATTTAACAGCTTATTTTTGCTTGGCGTGTTAAAAGGGACAGTAAACATAAGCATTTTTTCCGCCTTCTTGCCATCCTTGCCCAAGCTGCCCATGCGACCCGCGCCTACGTCATTGGCTACCATGTAGAAATCACGCTTAAAAAGCAGGTCGGCGTTCACACGTTCCACAGCTTGTGGATATGTCATTTTTGACAGTTCTTCAGCGGGAATGTTTACAAGCTCTGGGCCAACTACTTTTGGAGACAAGAAGCTTGGGACAAAGTAGTCCTTAATGTTAAACAGCGTTTCGTTGAATTTCTCAGCTTCCTGCACTGCAGGTATATCTGTGGCGTTTTCTAAGTTTCTATAGGAGGGCAGCGCGCTATCTACGTTAAGCTTGCCTATTTGTTCAGGCGTAAGTTGTTGCTTTTCCCCTGCTTCCAAAGTACGTAAGGCCAACTGCTCTGTTGCGGCAGATCCAGCCTTCTCTCCCATGCCTTGTTTAGCAAGGTAAGCCTGCATGCCCGCATCATAGCCCCGGGTCATGTCCTGCATTGCTTCAGGGTCTCTTTTGGCTTGGCGGGCCATGTAGCCTTTGACCAGTTCGCCTGCGCCTCCCACAGGGACAATGCGTTTGTCTATTAGTGCCTTGTAAATAGGGTCGTTGGTGGACGCGTAGCTCTTGGAAAAATACTCCCGCCCCTGTTCTAACAGGAAGTTTGCTACTGCTTTCGCTTTTGCAGGGTCCTCCGTAGCTTTCACAGCAGCGACGATGCCTTCGTTTGTTATTTTGTCCAATCCGCCTATCTGGTTGCTTTCAAAAGAATAGCGAGAACCTCCGGGGGCCATGGGAATATTGGCGGTGGTTTGCGGAAACTCAAACTCCACAAAATCAAAACCGGGCTGGGAAACCATCGTGCCACCGGGGGGCCTAACCGCCATCGCCAAATTGCCTGAGGCTTCCATGCGCTCGCGAAGCGCGGCGTATGCAGCATCATCAGGAACTTTTGCACCGAGCTGTCGTATCTTGGCCCGCTGCATCTCACCCACAGTCATGTCTTCCAACGCCCGCGCTGCCTGCCCAACCTTCTGTGTACCAGTAGCTACAGCTCTTGGTACAGAAGCGGGATTGACCATCGACGCACCAATCTCCCCGGCAAGACGGAAGTTAGCCAGAGTTGGATCAGTCTCATCGCCCGGGCGGATGCCCAACCGCGTTGCTTGTTCCTTGATCCAATCACTGCCTGCCACGGGGCGCTCTGTGTCGTAACCAAACGGGCGCATTGCCATGGTGGCTATGTCTACCCCAGAACCGGCAAAAGAATATGGAATATCGCCTACGCCACGAAGCGCTGCAAGGGCGTACTCACGTAGCCTGTCGTTTGTAATGCTCGGGGGTGGGTTATCCCCTGCCCCAGCTATTAAAGCCGCCTCAGGGTCGTCTGCAACAGCCTCACCACCCTTAGCATAGGCATCCGGTGGGCGCTCCATAAGCTGGCGTGCCCTATCAACGCGCGCGTCCATAGCTTCTTGGCTCATGATCCACGGACGACCCTCTTCTTGCTGGAAACTGGACTGCATGGCCATCTCCTTGACCAGCTTCTCCAACTCAGCTTGGCTCGTGGCCCGTTGACCAAGCTCAATACCCAACCGGTTATTGTGCGTGTCGTATGCAAAATCATCCCGGGGCTCGCCAATACCAAACAACGAAGCAGCCGTCTGCAAACTACTGGTGTATTCGTGCGTTTTGCCTAATAAATCAGCAGCGGTAGGGCCATATTTGCGAGCAACAGTGCCCGCGGCCAACAAATGACGGGCCGCGTCACGCGGATCATCCTGCCCTGCCATGCCGGGGAACATTTCCGCTGATCGGCGGGTGGCGTATTTGCTTACATCCTGTATGCCGGGCGCATCATCCTGTACTTCTCCTCCCCCTGCCAGTAATTTAGGCATGGACAGGCCGTATCTTGATGGATCTGAGGCTACGTCTAATGCAAATTGGCGGTTCTGCTGGCCTTTTCGGGCCTGCTGGACCTTGTTCTCCATCGCAATGCGCTGGTCATCTGCATATGTCTGCAGGGCAGCGTCATCCATACCTGCGGCCTGTTCCTGCGTCAAGCCGGGCAGGAAAGGAGCAGGCGTAGGGGCGGCCATATCAAAGGTGCGGTCAAACGTCGGAGCCTGCTGCGTAAACTCACTGTCCAAAGTGGGGGCCACCACCTCCGTAGGCTTGTCTTTAAGCACCTTTAAGTAGTGGTCGCGCCCCCGGTAGCCACTATAATCAGACCTTGTAAGCAAATCATCTGAGCCGAAGAACTCCGTGCCCTCAGGCGTCGTGTATATCTTACCCCCTCTGGGGGCCATCCTCCACGGCACCCGAGCAGTCTCCCCTGTAAAAGGGTCTTTGTTGTAATCCGCTACTGCAGACTCATACGCCGCGTAATCCTTGGTGTACTGGTCATGCGCCGCTTGATAGGGGGCATATACCTCAGACTGGTACTTGTCATACGCAGCCTGATACGGCGCATACTGGTTGGTTTTGTAGTCGTCGTAAGCCGCTTGGTACTCACCATAGGCTTTTTGATACGGATCGTACTGGGTTTTTCTCCAGTCTTCTTGGCTCTTGGTGTAATCTTCCCACTGGCTATTGAAATCCGCCATTTCCCGCTTAACAGACGGGCTGTACGCAGCGGATGGGGCAGCTATGCCACCAAAAGCAAAACTCTGTACCGGCTGCTCAGACGGTGGGGGCTGCATCGCATCAAAAGGATTGACGCTTGAGCCGAGGTCTAGGGCCCTCAACGAATTGCGCGCCGACTGTGCCTCCACAGCCGTTGTAGAAGACGCAGCATCCTCTTGCTCATCATCCGTGGCCTCACCCAACATCATCGCAGCCACCGCCGCCTGATAGTTAGGGCCATAGATCGAAATCCGGTCCCGCGCCGTAGGAGCCTTGGTCCCCGTGGCAATCTCTACATCCGCCTCACGTGAATACGCATCAGGAACCACGGTGCGCGTCACATCGCTCGTGGGATAACGCTGACCACCTGTGCCTAATTTCTTGGCAAACCCAGTCAACACCTCATTAACCGTCCGGCCCTTTAGATTGGGATTGGATTGCATAACCCGTTTGGAAACCACCGAACTAATCGAGGCCAACGGATCCGCCGACAAAACCCTGCGGCTACCAGTTGGGCCAAAAAAGTGAGCAGCATATAGCTCCTCAGCCCGCGGATCACGGCCCAAGGTCTTAGCCAACATCGCACCGTTTTTCACCAAAATATCCATGCCTACCCGAATGTTTTCATTCGGATCAAGCGCTTGACCCTTGGCCCCACCATAATCCGACCACGTCTCATCCGTTACCTGATACAAACCCTTGGCACTAGAGTCTGGGTTCTTCAAATCAGGACGCAAGCTGCTCTCCACCCGCGCTATAGCAATAGCTACCGCCGGATCAACGCCGCGAGCCTGCGCGGCACGCGTAATCATGTCTTCAATATCTTGGGCCATGTACCGTGGTCCTTGGTTGTCGAACTAGACGATATTGTACAACCGCCTCAATAATATTCAAGCCCCCTCGAATCCTCCTCAGATTCCTCAGGCTCATCATCATCCCCCAACGACAAAAAGTTGCCCTGACGAAAGCGAGACCAAGCCATAACCGCCGAATCCACCTGATCGTCATAAGAGCCCGCAGGAAATGCCGCGCACTCCTCAACAAGCTCCTCGGCCCACTCCTCACCCTCCGGATACCAAATCATCCCCGACTCCAACAACGGAGCCACCGCGTTAGCCCTGCTTACCTTATCTTGGCCCGTGCGCCGCCCACCGGGACTGTACATAGTCACAGGTATACCAACCTTGCGGAATTCCTGCTGCAACGGCGTGCCCGTAGCTTTCGCCTCAATCAACACGTTGTCCGGATTCCAATACCGGTACTCGTCCCGCGCTATGCGCTTTAACTCCGGGAAATCCCAGCGCCCCCTCTTAACACCTAGCAAAATTAAATTTGGCCCCGAATCAGCACTGGGCGAAAACACCCCCCACGTGCTAATAACAGAGTAATCCGCACTCTCCTTCTTCGAGTACGCCGTATCGTACGACTGGATAATGTACTCACAATCCGGAACAAAATCCTTAGTCCACTTGCGCCACCACTCCCGCTTGAGAATGGCACCCTCATCATTGGTCGGCTGCTGCTGCCACTGAGCCTGCCACTTCTTCATGCCAATACTGACCTTGACCTTCTCCAACTCGTCAAGCGCCCAATACTCCGGCCAAAGAGGCGTGTTCGACGGCAAAATAGCCGGGAACTCAATCACCTCCCACTGATCCGACTTCAACTGCCCCTGCTGACGCAACAAACGACCCGTCAAATCATCCGTCTTCCACCGCGTGTTAATGACAATAATCGAACCATTAGGCTGCAATCGCTGCCGCGGACCAGAGGTATACCACTCCCACGTGTTCTCCATCGCCGTATCAGACAACGCATCCTGCTCGTCCAAAATGTCATCCAAAATAACAATGTCACCACCACGGCCCGTCATCGCACCACCCTTACCAATGAAAAATGCCTCACCACCATTCTTCGTGTTCCACCGACCACTGGCCTTGGAGTCAACCGACAAACCAATGTCAGGAAATAACTCCCGGTAACGCTCATCGTCCACAAGGTTACGAATCATGCGACCAAAACGCTGTGCAAGCTCCGCGGTGTGCGAACCAACAATCAACTTGGACTGAGGTAACTTGCCCATCAAGTACGCCGGAAACAAATAACTGCCCATCTGCGACTTACCATGGCGCGGGGGCATCGCAATCATTAAGCGCTTGCACTTGCCCGCGATCACCCGATCAAAGGCCTCCGCAATAATACGGTGGTGATCCCCAATAATCATCTCGGGCCACACGTACTTAGAAAAATCTATAAAGCTGCTAGTTGCACGCTCCCGGGCCTCAATAAGCCGTAGGCGCAACTCCAAGCGTAGGCGTTCTTCTTCAATATTTTGTGTGTTATTTTGCACAGGCAGACCTTTAGGTTCTGAATTTTTATAAATATAACACGGCCTTGCCTTTTTAAAAGACAAGGGGGCCCTTTTTGGCCTTCCCCTTTTTAGCTTTTCATGGTGTTTTCCCATGTCTAAATTCAAGCTACGCGCTTCGCTTAAATCGACGGGTGCAAAAATGGCCCTCCCCCCTTCGGGTAGGTCAATCCAGATACAGAGAGAAAAACTAGGCGGGCCCACCCACCCCCGCCAACCACCTTTAGAGGGAATTTTTAAGGAAAAAAACGGGAGAGAAACAGGGGGACAGGCGCGCGCGCCTGTCCATAGGGGTTTCCCCCTATGGACAGTGGCTCTAGATCCATGGCCCCTAGGGGCCATGGATAACGCTACAGCTCCTCGACTGACTCAATGGCCCAGTCGCCGTAGCCGTCCTTGTGCTCATGCTTCTCCAACTCGGCCCATGCAAGGGTCTCGGCAGCTTCCTCGTTCTCCGCTTCCACAGTCACTACGGTGTAGCTGGTGCGGCGCAGTTCTATTTCGTATGTTTTCATGTCGCGGCCCGGGCTAGTTTGTCGGCTTCGTAGGCTTCGGTGGCCTCGGCTCTGCTGAGTATTTCACGCTCCCCAACGCAGACGCTCGGGCCGTCTGCGTCAGTAAAGTGCACTTCCCGGTGCGGCTCTGCTGCGTGCAAATAGTGTGTGTTTACCGTCCGTAGTGATGCAAGATACCCGGCCAGTTGCACTATGTCCTTATGGGCCATGCCCTCAGGCAATGCCAACGTGGTGTAACCTACTTTAATGGTTCGTACTGTCTTCATGATAAATACCCTTTCTAGTTGCATGCACCCGGCTGGGTGCATGCATGAATTATAACACGATCATCGGTTGAAACTGACAGTTATGTCTAGGTTTTCTAGATCCTCCGCCAGCCGGTCAGATATCTTGTCGTCTATCTCTTCCCGTATGGTGTCGAGCCGATCCTCTATTTCTTCAAGGATCAGGGCACGGCCTTCTGTGTTTAGCCAGTCTAGAAACATGGCCCGCGGATCCGCGGGCACGGCCAGATCGGCAGCCAGATCGGCAGGGTAATCAGGCACAGCGGACTGCGCCTCTACCGCATTGATGACGGTGTTTAGCACCACGTGCAGCGCGGTAAAACATGCAGCGCTATCAGGCGCAGCGGACAGCAAGCGGTTCGCATAATTTAACGCGGACTGGATGTCCGTACCGCGGTCACCGAACAAATTGTTTTTGTACTGGTTCAACATAATAAAATACCCTTTCTAGTTGCATGGGCCCGGCCGGGCCCATGCATGAATTATACACCAAAAACCGCTACCGCATGCCCAATGATCTAGCTAAATCGTCGCCACCACTGCGCCCGATCCAGCCGTACCCGATCCAACCGTACTGCGTGCGCTCTACGGTTATTTCATTCTCCCCCAAGTCAACTGCACAGAATCACTACCCTGATCCATGGCCCGGCGCAGCGCAGCGCGCAGCGTGGCCATGCTGGGCTTGTGGGTGTACTCATGTTGCGTGATCATAATAAATACCCTTTCTAGTTGCGTGAACCACGAACCGTGCCCCACGCCCAAAGTATAACCCAAAAACCAGCCCCCGGGCCATGCGCATTATACAAAAAAACCAGCCCCCGGGCCATGCTGCGCATGGCCCGGGAACCATGGCCCGCAGGCCATGCATAAAACGCATAACCACCACGCACCAAGGGCCCGCGGCCCGCGGGCCATGCACCAAACACCACGTTTAACGCACCAAGCGACAAGCACCACGGGACCGGTTAACGCTATAAAAACAAACCCCATCATTAGGCATGCTTATATCAGCGGGGCCCCGTAGATGCTAAGTTTCGGCTGTTATTGCCCATAAGTTAAGCAATACCCGGGTATTACCGGGTATTACCCCTAATCTAGGCCACTAAAAGCTCTAATGCCCGGGTTTTGAGTACTGCGCCAGTGCCAAACCACGCCGACTCAATGCGGGTATTGTTG